TGTGAACGTAGCCGAACCAGAAACGTCAGTAAACATAGCATCTACCGACCAGACGTTTGGTGTCCTGTTGAGTTTAGAGGCAATTTCCTTACCGAATGTCGCCTTCATATTCTCAAAGCTCGTACCGGTGTATGTGGTATGCCATACGATGCCTATTTTGGCCTTCCTTATGGTAGCGCCCAACTCAGACTTACTAGGCACGGAATATACTATGGTATTTGGGTGGAAGGTCGTAACCTTCTCGCCGTCATGAACTTCAGATTTCAAGTCAGCTTTACTGAATAGAAAATCACCCTGTACGACTCCAGTGATACCAAGCTCGGGAAGGTATTTGAGAGCATCCTTCAACTTAGTGGCAAGTTCGCCTTTAGTGTCGGCGTCTACTTCTTCTGGTGTCTTGTAGATTTTAGGGTTCTTATTGAAGATACCTTTTTTCGCCACAAAGAATGCGCCGTCACTTGGATCGGAACCAGCAAAGATAGCAGGAGCACCGTCCCATTTAACAGTAGTAGAAACACCCCGACTGCTGTTGCCAGCAAGCATGTCACGAAGAGATCTAAGTAAGTTGATAGCTTGCCTTGTACCATTTACGCCTCCATTAAGAACAGCATCTTCAAGATGGTGCATATGTGTGTTCTTTTCTTCAATTAAGAATGATTTAAACTTCTTCATTGGCACAACCTCATTTCGGCACACAGTTAGGAACGGTCTTGCCGTCCTTCTTCTTTGATCCAACTTGCTTGTGCGAATCCCAACAAGGGTCGGAATCTTCAGCAGCGTATTGTTTTTTGAGCCTTTCATACTCAGATTTTCTGTCTTTGGCTCGTTTGTCTAGGTCAAGACCCTTCTTCTTCAGTCGACTTGTCAAACGGTCTGCCGCTGATTTACCTTCATTGACTTCTTCTTTAATTTTCTGCGGTTTTTGCGACGCTATCCACTTTGCAGCGATGCTGTTTTCGGGCGGCTTCTTTGCCCAAGTCATGATATCCTTATACGCTTCGATCGTTGACCTCTCAATATCCGCACCGTCTGAGTTGTCTACAATAATCATCTTGTTGCGGAACAGCCCTTGGAACTTGCCGATGTTATTCTGAACGCCCTTCCACATCTTAGTGACCAATTCGGGGGACAATGATCGGTCTCTCTTGGAATTTCTATTCAAAGAAGTTTCTAAATCAGTATTGACAAATATCATCTTTACAGCATAACCCAATTTTCTCAGGTCGTCAACTTGTCCTTTAATCTTAGCATAATCCTTTCCGGTGCCGTCGATTACTAAACCCATTCTTCCTTCAAGTGCTCGCGACATCATCTTTCCTGTTAAGGCTTTTGCTCCAGCGCGTACCTTCTGCCCCTCAATTGAAGCGATATCTTCAGGAGAACTTGACAGGCCAGCTTTTGCCAAACCTTTCTCGAACGCAGTATCGGAGTTGATAAGCCTGAAACCCAATGCTTGAAGGGCAGTCTTACCCACTACAAACGATTTCCCAGATCCTGGCCCACCAGCCAAAAACACAGCTTTGAAGATCGAAGGGTCATTAACGCCTTCAGCGAGTTCTTGTTGAAGGTGGAATTGTTCAAAGGTTAGCATCGTAGCTCCTAGTATATTTTGCAATGTATGGATGAGAAGTCATTCTTCTTGATGCTGGAATAATAGCAGCTCTTGAATATATTTGGATTGCTTGATAGCAAAATCTCGAGATAATATGTTAAAAATGCTCCAGCCTGTATTTGCACAGGGGAAGTCGGAAATGGAGAAACCTTATCAACTACCACTGAATTTTTGAGCAACTTGGGCAGTGTAGTGTTCAGGTATTTCATCGGGTCGTTCAAGATCTTGGTTTTATCGGAAGGAATGTCAAACCCGTTAGCGGAGGCCAATTGAGGGAACAGTAGAGCGGATACAGCGCCAAGCTGAACATCAGAACCCTTTTGCCTACCTTCAAGAAATACGCGGATATCGCCAGCCTTGGATATTGTCCCAGCCTTATAGCCGACTCTCAGGTTGAAACCGCTGATGTTGCCCTGAGTCTCGAAGATGAAGTTCTTTTGAAACGGGTCGAACAAAACGCGCATTGGCTTTAGTTCAACATCAGGTAAATCTAGAGCAGATACGGTAGCGAACTTGCCGGTGCTTCTTGCACTAATTTTCTTCAGCGAGACACCAATAATTTCTCTTGATTCATACTTGTCAGATAACCAAGCGTTGAATTCATGTAAGGATGTTATGTCTTTTGTCTGACCGATTACCTGCGATCTGTTCAAAGACATGATCCATATATCGGCAGGGTTCCAGTTATCCTTAGAGTCTTTCAAACCAAACTTCTTTGCGAGGTTAATTAGGATGTTGGAGTCATTCTTATCCGAGTCAAGATATACTTTAGATTTTGGGAACGTGCCCATATTCTTAACAAAGGCGTCATACTGCTGTTCAAAGTTATGCATCCAGTCAGCGCCAAAGTTGAAACCAACCTTCTTGCTAATTTCTTCACGGCCCAGTCTTTTTCCTTTGAATGCTGCCTGGAAATATTCAATTGTCCCCTGCTCTTGTTCGGCGGTTGACGGATTGGTCAGTGTTTCACCCTTCTTCGGCAACTTACCGCTTCCTCGCATACCGCCAGATGGATAGAGTCCAACATTGACAAGCTTGGAAGTGATGAACTTGTCGCCAGACGGAGAGAACCCATATCCAATCAAATCTTTGTGCTGTACTAACTTAGTGATAAGTGACTTGTCAGTAACCTTGATAATCAGCTGACTTGTGGCTTTTCTAAAATCATACTTAGGTTCAATATAGATTACATCATTCGGTGCAATCTTCCGTAGGCGATCCAGGAACCTGCGTAGCTCCGGATTTATGCTAGTCGGAAGATGCTCAAACCCTAACCATTGCTTGGTCGCTTCAATTAGGTAGTTGTCAAACTTTAACATTATTCAGCCTTTCTTAAGAACAGAGAGTATATTATACCCTATTTATAATCGAAAGGAAAGCAGTTTGATGACATACTCAGGTCAAATGATTGATACGCGCACATTGAGAGAGAGAGAGAGAACGCGTACCAATGACATCACTTCAATCCACTAAAATCTCTCCGACCAGCCTTCTTAGTCGCCCACTGCATTTGATCGTCTTCCTTCATGCGTTTGCCGTATGCTGTATTATCAAACACTGGGCCGTTATCGGCTAGATCTTCTTGGGCTGTTTGCTCAACATCAAACAGCCTCATCTTAGCTCTGTCAATGCCGACCATAAACCTCTTGTGAGTACTCATTTCGCCGTAACGGTTCTTCAACTGTTTTATCATAATCTGACCAAGCTCGTCTAACTCCTCAGTCACAATCAATGCTGCCATGAAGTCGGCTGTAGCTGGAAGGCCAAAGGATTCAGACGTATCAGTCAAGTCGATATCGCTGCTGCCATAACCACTTCTTGTTGTTTGCGTGGCAGATACGATAGGGACGTTTTTCTCAACAGCCAAGCCGCGCAGCTCTTCAGCGATTGCTTTGATCAGAGTGTATGAGTTCACATTAGAGCCAGCTTTCATACGAGATGACATACAAATGTTGAGGTAGTCAATGTAGATAATATCAGGGACGAAAGACTTCTTCATCTTCATCTCATTGAGCAGATGCCTGAAGTGACCAGTACCAGCAGATGCCGTGGGATATTCCTTCACCAATAACTTACCGGCAGTCTTGCCCTTAACCCTCGCAATCTTCTTAGTGAACATATCCTTGGGTAATTGTTTCAATCCGTCCATCGTAACATTCAAAAGGTTAGCGTCAATACGTTCGGAGATCTTCTCTTCAGCCATCTCCATTGTGATATACAGGACGTTTTTACCATCCATAAGGTTAGCTGATGCCATATGACACATAGCCAAAGATTTACCAGCGCCAGTACCTGCCATGAATATATTCAGGGACTTGCGAGGGAATCCGCCTTGAGTGATCTTATTCATATACTCTAAGTCAAAGGGAACGCGCTCTTCTGCACGATGGTAGAACTCATATCGCGACTCGGCATCTTCTAGAAAGTCATGACCAATATTAGGATCAAATGAGATACTCAAAGCGGAAGATAGCAGGTCTGGAATCGCGCCCTTGTCTCGATCTTCTTGGCCGTTGGCGTCAAGTATACTGATGCTCTCCATAATAGCATTATAGATTGCCTTCTCTTGACAGAACTTCTCTGTCGTATCTATGAGCCAAGCTTGGTCCTCGACTTGCTCAATATCAAGCTGCGAAATATAGTCAATACAATCGCCGAACTCCTTGTCTGATAGATTGTGCTTACCGTCCAACTCAATTGATAGTGCTTCCTTTGTGGGCAGTGTGTTATACTTCTCGACAAAGGCGTCTATTTGCTCGTAGACCGTCTTCTCAATACGGTCGCTGAAGTAATCTGGTGATAGATAAGGCAGCACACTTCTTGTGTAATTCTCATCATTCAGCAGATGCCTCAGAATAACTGTTTCTGTTCCCATGCTCTCTCTCTCTCAATTTTAGGCTACTGCATATTATACTATTAATACGGGAAGAAGTCAATCCTTTTTTTCTTTAGCAATGTCAGCTAACTGCTCTTCAATTATATCTACAAGTATGTTTCCCAGCAAAGTAGTGACTGTCTCAGCAGTCAGGTCATAATCGCTAGGATTTTCAACAGTCAAGATATTAAAATCCAACACGCCCTGTCCGTCTTTGTCTTCGTTGAACGTCACAGTGTCATATTGGTAGACGAGTCCCTCTAACTCGCCATCCAATATCTTTAAGCACCAGTGTTTGTCATGAAATCCTTCATCGTGATCAAATAATTCATACTTCGGAAGCATCGGATACCTCCTCTTCCACAACCTCATCAACACCAACTTGCCCATACTTAAACTCTTTACCAGCGGCCACCTCGATTTGGGCCATAATATCATCAGTGAAATACTCGGATGGATTTGAGTAAATGGCCTTGGCGTATACTTTACGACCATCAGGAAGCTCAATTCGTGTAGCAACTTTCTTGAAGATGCCATACTTCTCAGCAAGGTCGACCAGACCATAATAACGATCAAGGCCACTGGTATATGATAACTTAACTTCAACCTTCTTTTGCTCTTTAGTGAATCGTGACTTATGCATAGTAACTTTAATGATATTACCAACGACATCAGTTCCGTCACGATCCTTCTTCTTACCGAGCATCACAATCGAAGAGGCTGCATATTTCAAGCCGCTGCCACCAGATATCTCTTTGGTAGGAATGTATGCGCCGATCACATCATAGACGTGGTTAGTGACTAACAGCGGCACATTAGCTTTAGCAAGCTTTAGCGAAAGCACGCGGAAAGTGCCACGAAGTAATTGTGACTTGGTCATATCGCGCTTATCACTACCAGATTCAGTGTCAGCTAGTTCTTTAGCAGAAGATAACATACCAAGAGAATCAAGCACCATCATCATGGGAGGAGCGTCTTTACCTTGCTCAATATATGTAGTAAGAATACGAGTAGCATTCGTGCGAAACTCCTCAATTGAAGACGGTTCAGAAATAACAACACGCTTTGTGTCGATGCCCCGATCATCCATCATCTGCCTAGTGACAGCAGCTTCCGTGTCAAAGTAAATGACACCGCCAGTAGGATTATCTGCCAAGAACTGCTTGAGAACGCCAAGAACAAAGAACGTCTTGCCCGTAGCAGACTCACCAGCAAAGGCACTAATCTTGTTGTTTGGCACGCCGCCATAGATACTGCCTGAAATAGCAGCGTTCAAAATATATGAGCCGGTGTCAATAGATCCAGAGAACTCTGAACTATTGCCGCCATCACTCAACAGGGATGTGTTATCAATCCCCTTCACCATATCAGTTAAAAAGCTCATCTAAAATTTTCCTCATTAGGTTTATCAATCCAAATATTGGTCGCGAAGGTTCTTCGCGTTCCGCTTGTAATTGGCACAACTCGGTGCACCGTCGCTGAATCAAATATGATCAGGCGGTTAGGTTGCGGCTGAATCCGCTCAACGTCACCTTCCCGATCAATCTCAAGAAATCCGCCATCGGGGATCTCCTTGTGCGCATAATATACTGAGCCGATGAATGGCGTTTTAAGATCTTTAGTGCTGGAAAAGAGATGCTCGTCTTTGTCATAATGCCACGGGAGGTCTTTCTTCTTGCCTCTAGCTTTCAATATCCCAGTCCAGTACTCGACACCAGCAAAATCAGATGGGGTCGCGCCCAATGGTGCTACAGAACCCCAAATGTGAGCACACATCTGTTGCCAAACATTTTGGGCAGGGTCGTCTTTGCCAAGCCAGCTGTATGGCAGTGTCTTCTTCCAAAGAGCATCAGACTGTATTGTTTCCAGGGCGACACTATCTTCAGGTAAAAAATTATCAATTACAATTAACATCTCAGTTCCTATAATTCCTATGAAGGTTTATTATTACAGAGTTTATTATACTGTAAAACCATCGAAAAGTCAACCTTTATATATCCCATTGAGCAAATCACTGAACTCTTCCAACTTATCAAGTCGGTTCGGCCAATAGATGTAGGACTTCTCTGGGTTCTTTGCTAGATTATTTAACAACGGTTGAATCACGTTATACAACTTGTCTAGCCGTTTTTCAAGTTCGCTAACAGTCGTAGAATTTTCATTGGCGGCTGTCTGTGCTTCTTGAACTGCATCCAATTCATGCTCGTCAAAAATTGTAAAACCAAAATCAAAATCACTCATATCTTTCTCCTATCCAAAAAAACTTTCTAGTGTGGATTTCTTCTCAAAACTCCAGCCAACCGAATCAAGGATTACGCGGAGAGGATCGAGAAATGCCTTCTCAAATTGTAGATCGTAGTCTACATATTGTTCCATATTAAATTCTTTAGGTAACGTATTCATCACGCTCAGTACATTTTGCGTTGTCGGGTTTGGCATCTTGAGATAGCAAAACTTGAGCTTCTCGCCATCACGAATGACCTCATACTTTTTGGTGAGCTTTCGTTCGCGTAGCATATAATTGAACGCCAAACTGCCTCGAACGTGGATCGGACACCCTTTTGGTATGACAAGTCC